CCGAGTTTTCCGTAAAACGTGTTCCAGTCCTCGGGCGTCGCGCCTTCGCCAGGCACGCCGACGACGGACGGGTCGCCGCGTTGCATCTTCGTCAAGCTGTAATTGGCCAGGGCGAGTTCGTTGGGGTTCGCGTACCCCTTGGCCTCGACGTGCTGACGCGCCGCCTCGTCGGTCAAGAAGCTGTGCCACGGCTTCGCCGCTTCACCCTCGCCGACATTCCAAAGCCCTTCGCTGCCCCAAGGCGCGACCGGGTGTGCATCGCCACCGCCGCCCGTGCCGCCTTCGTTGGCGGCATCGAACGCGATGTAACGATGGCCGATCTTTCTGAACATGAGTTAGTCCTTATGCTTGCGTTTGCATGTAGCGCCGTACCAGGTCGTCGCGGTCCAGCTTGGTGTACTCGAACACACGTTGCAGGACTTGCTTTCGCCCCGACATCAGATCGTTGAACCGTGCGTCGGGGAAATACGGCTGGTCCACCTTGGCAAACCACGCCAGATCGCGCAAGACAAAATCGACGTCATCGGGCGACGCGTTGCCGCTTTGGAACACCGCCCGGTACGCTGACCGCGTGCGCTCGATGTGCGCGACTATCTTGGCTTCGTTGTCGGTCTTGGCCTCGTACCGTTTGTCGTCTGCTGCTGCTGCAACTTCGGGGTCGAACTCGTCGCCCGTGATAAAGTCGTCGTCCTGATCCGTCATTGCGCGGCCCCGCCCTGCATGGTTTTAGCGACGGACGCAGCGGCGGGCGCGGCGTCAATCATCTGTTGCGTCTCGGCCTGCTGCGTGCGGGCTTCGCGCTTGGCCTTGATGTCGTCAAGGCTCGCCATCCACCGCGACGGGACGGCCATGTAATCCGCCATTTCGGGGATCGCGACGTCAAAGTTGTAGTGGTCGAGGGCCGACATGTCCTGCGTCGCCTGCGCGATATTAAGCGACGTCTCGACCGAGCGCATGAACCCGCTGACTTCCTCTGCGTACATGCTCTTGGCGAGAGGCGACGTGTACACGACCTCGTATTCGCCTTGGGCCTCGACCAGTTCGGGCGGCATCTCGGGCAGCAGCCCGAGTTCGTTCAGCACGTCAATCTCGCGGTCAATGGTCGGCCCCAAGAACTCGGACTGAATGCGCCCCATCGTCGGCGACAGCAGCGCTGCCTTTTCGGCCACGCGCTCCATGACTTCCGTTGCTGTCATCTCCGGCGTCTCGGTCAGAATTTGGAACAGCGTGACGAAAAAGCTGTCCTCAATATCGCGGCGCTCGTCTTGCAGCAGCACCTCGCCGACGCGGAAGTCACCGCCGCGCAACGGCTGAATAAGCAGCTTGCCGTCTCGCGACACGCCGCCGTAATTGATCGCGCCGGGCCGCAAGTCAACTTCGCCGTTCATCACGCTTTCGTCGTGCGCCAGCAATGGCGGGTCAACCGCCTTGTTACCTTGCTTGAGGTTGATCTTTTTCATGGCCGACGCGCCGCCCATGGACGCAAGCGCCGTGACGGCAGGGCTGTACCCGTACACGTCGCCCGGCACAGATGCCGTACGCGGAACCTTGTACGGCATGGACGCGTACCCGGTTTCGTCGCCGACGTACTCTTTGCTTTCGCAAGAGATATAAGACCCCGACCACGGGTGGCGGCGCTGGTCGATTGCCGACGGATCGTACGACTTTTCGTCGCGCACGACGACAAAGTGTACGAACTCGAAGTACTCGTTTTCGCTCGGTGTGGGCTTCTTGGCCTCTGCGGCCATGGCTGTCGGCATCGCCGCATTCGGGAACTTGAGGCGGAACTGACGCACGTTGAGCCAGAAACGCCGGAACACCCCGTACACTTCGCCGTCGTCGTCCACGATAACGAACGTATCTCGGATGGGGCAGGCGATGTACTTGATACCCGGATCGCGGGATACCGACGTTGCCTTGCGCTCGCCAATATAGATGGGGCCGTTGCCGTACACCCCGAGCGACTGGTACACTTCACTCGACGCGATGCGGAACCGTGCGCGCGGATGATACCTCATGCGGAACATCATGTCGCGCAGTTGCTCGAAATAGTCTCGTACGCGCTTCTTGCGGCGCAGGCTTTCGTCAGACGCCGTGAGCGTGTGCCACTTCATGGCGGCAGGCGTGGCGAGCCGTTCGAGGATCGCAACGTATTTTGGCAACGACCGCGCGCCCGTGCTGTCGTAGACCGTCCTGCGGATCGTGGACGCGGCCTGCGCCGGGTTGATCGGGCGTCCCTCGGTCTGCCAGGAGCCGTACTGTTGCGGCAGGCAATAGGCCGCAGCCTTGCGCCAGTCGTCCTCGTGGGGCGTCCGGTTGCCCTTGGCCTCGCCATACAGGCGGATAGCGTCCTCTGCGCTCATACGGGGCATGGCGGTTACGTCCTCGCGCTGCCGCCCAGGAACGACACGGCGGAACTGCCCCCGTCCGTCCCTGCGCCCCCGGTGAGCATCGTGGACGCCCGGCCACGGCGCAGGACGCGATTGCGCTGCTGTTCGGCCAAGGCTGCGGTTTCCGCGTCTGTGCGCTCGGGCGCGGGCGCAAGGGCGTCAGGGACGCGCGGCGCTTCCGGCATCTTCGGTTTCAAGAACCCCATTGGATTACCTCACACGTCGAAAGGGTCATAGTCGATCTTGGCTCGCGGCTTGCGCCCCGCCACGCGTACCTTGTTCAGATCGCGGCGCGGTATTTTGACGGCGAACGTAAGCGCGAGCATATCCGCTCGGTCAGGCGATGACAAGCCGCGCTTTTTCATGTCCTCTTTGGCCTCAATCTTGACGCGCTGTTCGTGGCGGTCAAGCGAGTACATCATGCCTAGCATCTCTGCGCGTAGCTTGGGATCGTTGGGCAAACACCCCTCGTCGTACACCCAATCGCGAAAGTCACTAAAGTACTCTGCGCGGCGGTTGACGTACAGGTCGTGGCGGGTGGCCGCTGCGCCGGGGTGTACCTCAATGATCTTGTACCCGAGCGCGCGCAACTGGTCGATGACGCCAGCGCCGATGCCCGTGCCTTCGATCACCACGGCGTCGGGGCGCTTGGCGTTAATCTCGCCTGCAACGATCTGGGCAAGCTGTACCGTTGAGATTTTGCCGAACTCAAGGATAGGAAAGCGCGCGTTGCGCCCTTGGCGCATACCGATGACGGACTTGTCGTTGCCGAACCGGGCGACGTCAACGGCCATAATGAGGGCCGCGCCGGGGTCGCCGTATTCCTCGCGATCAACGGACGCTTGTATCATGTCGGCGGCAAAGAAGCCGTTGAACGATTGCGACGGGAATTGACCTTTGACACGTACCTTGGCCTCGTCGCTGTCCTCGCCGTATTTGCGCAGAATGTCTGCGAGCGCGTTCTTGTTCGTAAAGCTGACTTCGCGGCTGTCAACGTGCCGCGTACGGTACATGTGGGCGTGCTTGTCGAAACAGTCGGCGAACTCGCCGTCAGGCTTCGTCGGGTTGCCGAACGCAAACATGAAGGCTTCACCGTCGGTCAACGCCCCGTCGGCCACTTCCCAGATTTTCTTGAACACGCCAGACGCTTCGTCAAACAGCACGAACACCGTACCGCCTTCGTTGTGCAGTCCCGCGAAAGCCTCGGTATTTGTCTCGGACACGGACGCCGCCGTTGCCCGGTAGTTCTTGCGCTTGTCCTCGGGGTACGCGGCAAAGCTGAACGTCGTGGCAGTCCACAAGAACCAGTGCTTGTTGATCGCCAGGTTATGCCACTTCGACAGTTCCGGCCACGTCTTGTCCTCAAGCTGGAACTGCGTACTCGCCGTGACCGCGCCCCGTGTGTCAACGCGGGTGGACATCAGGAAGTATATGAGCCACGAAACCATGGCGGACTTGCCGATGCCGTGGCCCGACGCCACCGCCGACCGGAACACCTCCATGTCCAGCCCGAGTTCGCGCAGGATGATGTTGTTCTTGATGTGCCGCCCCATATCCTCAAGCAACTCGCGCTGCCAAGGCTCCGGCCCCGTCTTGTTCGCCAAGGGGTTCAGCGATCCGTCGGCCAGTTCGGGTTCGCCCCAGGGAAACACAGCCATGACGAACCCGTAAGGATCGTCGTAAAACTGTGCGATGAACTCGGCTAGTTCGCCTTCTTTTTCATTGCTCAAGCCCGTGTTGCTTGCCATGCGTTATTGCCCTACATTATGGCCAAAGGAGTTCGCCGCATGTCCACCCCGTACGACTACTATCCTGCCTGTCTATACGTGATCCAACAGTTGGGTCAAGGCTACACGCTGACGCAAGCCTGCAACGCGGCTAACATCACGGTCGCCTTGTTCCGTCGATATTGCGCGAACGATCCGAACCTCAACGACCAGTTCATTGACGCGGAACAGCGGTCGCATGACGCGCTGGCCGATGCTCTCGTACACATTGACAATAGCGAACATGGATCATCGGACCCCAAAATGGCGTCCGTGCTGTCGTCCAACATCAAGTGGTATCTGGCGAAGAAAGACCCGAAACGCTTTGGCGAGCGCGTCACCGTGGAACACGACGTCAAGGTGGACGTAACGATCACGCAGGCGCTCAACCGGGCGCGCCAGCGTACGCAGATCGCGGCGGCTGACGATGTTGTGGAAGCGACGTTCGTTGACGTCAGCCCTGCATTACCTGCGCGTCGGTAAGAGCGGGGCTGACGTCGGCGTCACACCCACCACGTTCGACCGTTCTTGCCCTCGTTGTAGGCCAGTTGCCCAGCGTAATCGCCGCGAACCCGTTGCGCGGGCGTGTTGAAATGCACGGTGTCGCCCGCGTTGACATTCGCGGTGCCGGTCGGGCCGTCGAAATAGGTCACATAGGGCAGGCTGTTCGCGTGACCGCTGGCCTTGTCCAAGGTCCGCTGCATCGTCACCAGCGCGCCGGGGCTGCCAGTGTCCGCGATGACGCCGCCCGCAATGACGACCGGCATGTCAGTGATGCCCGTGGCGGTCTTGAATCGGGCACAGAAGTTCGCGAAGGCCGCCGGATAGGTGGCGTAATTCTGCCAGTCCGCCTCGCCCTGCGACCAGAACATCATCGTGCCGATGTGATTGGTGATCTGGGCAATGGCCGCGTTCGTCGTGGCGACGGCTCGGTCAAACAGCCGGTTTTCCGCGCCGGTCAGCGTCGTGTCAGGGTCCCATAGGGCATCGGTCCCGACCAGCGTTGTCCCGGTCTTGGCGACGGGCACGATAACCACACGAATCGCGCCGCCGGTCAGGGATACCAGCCGCCGCGCCATCGCCATTGCGGGGCCGACCTTCTGGCCTGGCGATCCGTTATGGATCAACGGATCAAGCGCGACGGTGGCAATGTTGGCCTTGGCACCGTAATAGGTATAGCTGATCGGCGGGCACATCCAGATGTTCGGATGCCACGGATCGAGAGAAACCGAAACGTCGCCCTGACCATACCCCTCGGCATTGGACTGGCCCGCCACGACCAGAACCAGCGTCGGCAGGCTGCGGATGGTCGTCACATCGTAAAGCCCCGGATTGCGGACCGAACCAGCCCAGACGTTCCCGCCGTCGATCTGAAACTGTGTTTGAGCAAGGGTTCGGTCATGGATATGCGCCAGATGCGGGACTACGTTGTGCGGAGAGATCCAGCCGCGATACAGGTTGTCCGTTGACCTGTTCCGGTTGGCGTTCGTGGCACCCGGCTCATTGACCACCCCGCGCGCGCCCTGCGTCGTGCTGGCACTGGTCTGGTCGAAAACCTCATATGGCATGACGTAATCCGTGCCGGTGCCCGGATCGACATTGAGGGCCGTCAGCCGACCGAAAGACCCCGCCGCGTGTGAGGCCCCGTCGCCATCCAAGGTCCAGCCTGCACCAAGCGTCCAAGCCGCCGGATCGTCCAGCGCCGGGTTGGGCAGCATCTGCGGCGGCAGGGATGGCATATCGGGCACAACATACGTGTCAAGCATCTCAGGTACAAAAGGCTCGACTTCTGATCCGTAACCCCCGTACGGCACCGCGATAATCACCTGCCCGTTCCCGTCGA